CAAAGTTTTGTTGGTGCAAGTTGGGATCTGAATAAACTAACTACTGATGTGAATGCAATAGGTCCTTTGAATATTCTCAACGCAATCAAGCATAACAGTCCTGAAACTCGATTCTATCAAGCAAGCACTAGTGAGATGTATGGTAACAGTAATGGTGGAGTTCAGAATGAAACGACACCATTTCATCCTCGTAGTCCATACGGTGTAGCTAAGTTGTACGCTTATTGGATAACTGTTAACTTTAGAGAAAGCTATAGTCTCCATGCTTCCAATGGAATATTATTTAACCATGAGTCTCCTATTCGAGGTATTGAGTTTGTAACGCGTAAGATTACAGACGGTGTTGCTCGTATCAAACTCGGCTTGAAAGATAGTATCACATTAGGTAATTTAGATGCGAAGCGTGATTGGGGATTTGCTGGAGACTTTGTCGAAGCTATGTGGCTCATGGTACAACAAGATGAACCTGGCGACTATGTTATCGGTACTGGTCAACAACATTCTATTAGAGACCTACTTGCTGTTGCTTTTGATCATGTAGGTATTGATAATTGGAATGATTACGTAGAAACAGATCCACGTTTCAAACGCCCTGCTGAACTACACAGCCTCTGTGGTGATGCAATGAAAGCTCGAGCAAGATTGGGTTGGAAGCCATCTACGAGTTTCGAAGATATGATTAAGATGATGGTAGATGCAGATCTGGAACGTCTTGCATGAGTGTTAAGTTTGAATGTGTAACATCGATGAACCAGTCTTACTACAATAAGATTGGCTTCAAGATGATTGAAAGCTTTGTTCAGCAGTGGCCGGAAGATATCAATCTTAGAATATACCATGAAGACGATTTACGTGTTCCAGAGTCTAATAGATATCAATTGTTCGATTTGCGAGACAACGAACCTGAGCTATTCGAGTTTATCAATCGTCACAAAGATAGAGAAGATCAACAGAATCCTTTAGAACTACACCGCGGTGCTATTAGCTTTTCTTATAAAGTGTTCAGTGTACTTAATGCAGGTAATAATTCTGATGCTGATTATATGATCTGGCTCGACGCTGATACATTTACCCATTCACCTGTTAGTCATGAATTTTTGAATACTCTTGTTGACGCTAAGAAACACTTAACCTATCTTGGACGAAGTAACACTTATAGTGAAGCAGGTTTTGTTGTATATAATTTAAAGCATGAAATACAAAAGCCGTTCTTTGAGACATGGCGCAATTTGTATAGGACTGACGAGTTGTTTAACCTCCCACAATGGCATGATTGTTTAGCTATGGATCGCATTAGACAAGCGTATGAAAACGAGTTTAATATAGAAAATACTAATCTCACACCTTGGGGTAAAAATTACGATCATGTGTTTATTAATAGCGTACTAGGCGAGTACATGGATCACATGAAAGGTGGTCGTAAACAAGTAGGTAAGAGTAACAAGTCGGATTTGTTCACTGAAAGAAAAGCAGAGTATTGGAGAAACATATGAGTGAGTACTATCATCCTCCTACAGGAAATATTATTAACGTAGAAGATAGCGCAGTAGGTGGAGTTACAACAGTAACAGAAACTCGTAACGGTAACCAGGTACAATCGTTAACTATGAAACCTAGTGAAGTTGGTCACTTTGTACAACGTCTACTAGAATCCGGTTGGCTTGAAAGAAGACTACTGTAGTTGATATTATGACCTAATGATGTGATAATATATACATCAAAGGAGAAACATAATGTATATCGAGTTCACAGGTAGAATCAGCAAAACTAAACGTATTCGCATAGAAGACATAATTAACTTTTGTGCAGTAGAGCTGCTCACTAAGAAAGACTGGAACGGATTAGAGATAGAAGTTAAAATGAAATCGTTGAAAGGCTTTTGTGGCTTTTGCGATTACGTAGACAATAACGTCAATCCTAAATCGTTTCTTCTGGAAATAGCTAAAGATATAACCGGCGAAGAGTTAGAGAAGACGGTCATGCACGAAATGGTACATGTAAAGCAGTACGTTAAAGGTGAACTTAAAGAAAGATACAGGCCAAACCATCACCTTATATGGCACAAAGAAGTATTCGCTGCTGGTGAATACGAAGAAAACGTTCCTTGGGAAGTAGAAGCATTCAAGCTAGAAAATAAATTATTTGAAAGGTTTAACAATGTCCACAACATTAAAACTAACTGATCCAGAACCTAAAACAGATGATGTAGGTTTTAGTCTTAACGAAAGCAGTAGCGGTGTTACTGTTGACGAGCTATCCAAAAATGCTATGGGTGGTACTGAGATGATGAAGTACGGTCTTTATGATCGCTTACCAGCTGACATTAGAGACGAAGTGCAAATCATATGCTCTCGCGTACGAGATGTAGACGAGCATCGTCCATCTATTTTATGGTTGCATGATTTGTTTAACGATCCTGAAGCTGTGCATCTTAAAGATGAAGAGTAGAGAAAGATTCGCTAAACTAGTATTTGTATCTAACTGGCAGTTTAATACATACAATATGGCTATGGGTGTACCTCACTCTCAATCAATGGTATTTCGAAACGCTATTGAGCCAATTCCATGGAAGCCTAAATCTATGGACGATAAGATAAAACTTATCTATCATACAACACCGCATAGAGGATTAGAATTACTAGTACCAACATTTGAATTCTTATTACAGCATCACGATAATATTCATCTTGATGTTTATTCGTCTTTTGAGGCATATGGGTGGCCTCAGAGGGATGAGCCTTATAAACCGCTCTTTGAGCGCATTAAGTCTAACCCGAACATGACTTACCACGGCTACCAACCGAACGAAGTAGTACGACAGGCGCTACAAGAGGCTCATATTTTTGCTTACCCTTCTATATGGCAAGAGACGTCATGTATTGCTGCTATCGAAGCTATGTCAGCAGGATGTGCTATTGTGTGTCCTAACTACGCTGCATTGCCAGAGACTACAGCTAACTTTGCGTTTACCTACCAATGGCATGAAGATATACAGCAGCATGTAAATGTATTTGCTAACGCGTTAAGTTCTATTATTGATGTTGTAAGTAATAATGAAAACAGTTTTCAGACAAGAATAGCTGTACAGAAGAACTATACCGACACCTTCTATAATTGGGACCAACGCGCTAAAGAATGGGAGGGTCTAATACGTGGCCTCCTCCCAAGATAAGCCTAAAAAGCGTAGACGTAGACGCGAGCTAACTCCAGAGCAGAAACAAGCTGCAGCTGAACGTCTTGCTATAGCTCGAGAAAAACGTCTAAAAGAAAATCCACCAAAATATAAGAACGTAAATGATGAGGTCTTAAAGCTTGATCCGGATGATCCTTGGTCTTTTAAAAACGTTAAAGAGTATATCAAGTATCAAAAAGGAATACTAGCACATCATAGACAGGCGCTCAGACGGGGAGAGAAGTGGGCTGAAGCAAGATATCTGTCTACTAAGAGCTATATTAGTAATCTGGAAAATTACCTGAGAACGGGTGTCTGGCTTGATCTCTATTGGGGTAAAGATCGTGATAATCCTGTTAACAACGTTTGTCATGCTATAGCATATTATCATGTTGGTCCAAAGAAAGGACAAGTGAAAAGAACAGTTGGTACCTACTACCCTGATCTTGGTATGGTATACGGAAAAGACATGGGCGATATTTAATATAAATATTGTTATGTCAAATGTAATTAAATTTCCCATCCACAAAGTGGATGAAAAGAAAACTGCTGAAAAGAAAGAAGCTTTATTGCGTGAAAGAAAAAGTCAATATGCAGAAAAGCTGACCGAACGCTACGGTGAAAGAATACTGCATAGCTTACACAGACAAGGCTTTGATGTTGATAGTGTAGAATTTCTAGAATATTACATATTTGTTATGTAATCATTTAAATCATGTATCCTGAGAAACCTTGGTATTGAGCATCCCCTCCAAAAAATCCAAAGCAAACTCCACGAATTTGTTGATGATCCTGATAGTTGATTTTCTGAGCAAGCGACTATATAATTGTAATACTGAAAAAATAATGGAGTATTATTATGGTATTAGTGGATTTTAATCAAATTGTTATCAGCAATTTTATGATGCAAGTTGGTGCTCACACAAATATCCCTCTTGAGGAAGGTATGCTTAGACATATGATCCTCAACGCAATTAGATATTACCGACAAAAGTTTAACGAAGACTATGGTGAGCTTGTTCTCTGCTGTGATAGTAAGCGTTACTGGCGTAAGGAAATATTTCCTTTCTATAAAGCTGGTCGTAAAAAAGATAGACAAGCTTCAGGAGTAGACTGGGCAACTATGTTTGCTACTCTTGACACCGTAAGACAAGAGCTTATTGATACATTTCCATATAAGACGCTTCTTGTAGAAGGTGCAGAAGCTGATGATATCATTGCTACTATTGTACATCATGTGAAGAATGAGAAGATTTTGATTCTTTCTAGTGACAAAGACTTTATCCAGCTGCATACGAATCCTAACGTAGAGCAATATAGTCCTGTACTTAAAAAGTTTGTGCGTCACGAAAATCCTGAATTCTATCTTAAAGAGCATATCATAAAGGGTGATAGAGGCGACGGTATACCTAACATAAACTCACCTGATGGTGTCTTCGTAGATGGCGGACGTCAGAAGCCAGTTCGTAGAAATATGATTAATGAGATAGCTAGAATAGATATTAATGCTGTAGAGCAGAGTGATGTATTTGCTAAAGAAGAGCATAAGCGTAACTGGATGCGTAACAGACAGCTTGTAGACTTAACTATGATACCTCAAGACATTGAAGATAAAATTGTAGATATGTACGACAACTACGAAATGAATGATAGAAGTGGTTTATTTAACTTCTTTGTTAGTAGAAAACTTAACAACTTAATGAACAGCATAGGTGAATTCTGATGAATCTTAGCGTATATGAAATGCTTGAAGAAGTAGATAAAGAGAAGAACAAAGCTAAAAAGCTTGCTCTACTACAACAGCATGGTCAAACAAAAGCATTGTTAGTTATACTTGACTTTGCTCTTAACCCTAGTTGGAAGTGGTTGTTACCGGAAGGTACTCCTCCTTACAGTCCAGCAGCTAAAGAAGCTGATGTACAAGCTGTGTTAAAAGCAGACTTTAGGCGGTTGCAGTACTTTGTTAACACTCCTCAAGGCTCTGTAATGAAGCCGCTTCGTCGTGAAACTATGTTTATTGAAATGCTGGAAGCTGTAGACCGTAACGATGCTAAGTTGTTGATTGCTGCT